GATCTCGGCGCGCAAGTTTAAATACGTATCCTTCGACATGGCACGCTCCGAGACGTTCAAACCACGCGCCGGCAATCCAACTTCACGCAATCGATCTAACACGCCGGCGCCGAACCCGTTGCTATCGACGATGATCTCATTGGGGCGCTTGGACGGGGGCAGCGCATCGTATTCCGCCTTCACGGCGCCAGAGAGCTGCATAAGATCGAGGTTACGCCACACGGTCAACGGATGGATCACCGGCCCCTGCCGCTTGCAGAGCACGCTGCTATCGTTTCCCTGCCGTGCGACGTCCAAGCCCCAGACGTATGCCGCATCCTCGTGCACCTTAATGTCGTTGGCCATCGCATGCTCTATCAGAGCCACGGGAATAACCGTATCCTCCTCGGACGGGGGAAAGTTGCCAAGGACACGCACATGATACGCAGGGCTGTCCTCGCCGTATCGCCGCTTCATGTCATCGATGTAGTCGTCGGACACTCTAGGCGACGTCACACATGAAACATGCATCGTGTGCCAATCATCGCGGAGGCGATTATGCGTGTCGTAGAAGAAGCCCGTATTCCGCGTCGGGTTGCCCGTGAGCACCGTGGTGGCATTGTGTCCCGACATCGATCCACTGGCGGCCTCAAAAACGGCATTTGGGACGCCGCTTGCTTCGTCGGCGATTAAAAGCACGTCTGAACTATGAACGCCGGCGAGCGCCTCCGGCTGCTCTGCCCGAGACGTGCGAACCGATATGAACGCGCTCTCGGGGCTCTTCTTCAGCTCAATGCGATCAGACTTAACCTCTAGCAGCTTGTCGAAGGGCGGCTTTAGCCGCTTGGCTACATTTTTCATTTCCGCGAAGCAGGCGTCAAAGAGCTGCGCCGAAGTGGGCGCCGTGACAACCGTCTTGCTCGGGACGCGCATCAAAACGTGCCACACGGCAGCCATAGCCACGGCAGTTGATTTACCGACACCGTGTCCCGATCGGACAGTTATGCGTCTGCGCTCCGGATCTGCCACCGACATAAGCAGCTCGCTCTGCCACACGTCAGGCTCGACGCCAATGACCTCAGTGGCAAAGGCAACTGGGTCGCTCTGGTAGCGTCGCATCAGTTGGAGGAAGGGGTTATCGGTGGGCTTGTTCATGTGGGGGCTCCGTTATGTGGAAATTTTTTTTTCGGGGATGCGTGTGGGGGTCATTGGCATTTGCACCAGTCGCCGTAGAATCAGGGGGGGGTAAATGCTGCATCGCGGCACAAAATCAGCCTCGAAATCGTGCGAATTCGTATAATATGTATTATGTTAACAAAAAGATGTAGCAATAACAATGACTTAACCTTTTTCTGCGTTGCTATAAGATTATGTAAACGCATTTTTGCCCGTTATATTGACTTTTACGCTGCACCGCAGTATTCGCGCACGCGCATATGCGTCGGCATCTTGATGTGCGATTTCACGGTCAAACATCGCTCACGTCCTCCGCTTCTCCCTCTATCACGTCGCCACTTACTTCGCGTAACAGCGCCGCAGCTTCCGCGTGTAAATCGCCAACGCTGATATTCACCGCAACCTCTTTGTGTCGCGTATCGTATTGCGCATTAAGCTTTGCAGCCATCCACTTGTCCGTATCCACTTGCAGTCTCGCAGAGTTAATCGTGTTGTCTTCAACGTGCGTATTCACGGCCGTCATCACCGCTCTTGACGCGAAGAAGTGAGCAGCTTGCTCCTGCGCTTCAGCGTATCGCTGCCGGCGACCTTCGGCGCTATCAAGCCACTTCGCCCACAACTTGTAGCCAATGCCGATCTCCTTCAGTAGATCCGTCAGCGTCGTCCCAGTCGTCAGCCGATTGAACAGCTCGTCCTCACCCACCTTGTTCACTTCGACTAGCTTTGCGTCTCCAATTGCACCCATGTCACTTCTCCTCGATAATTGCGTGCTCGCTCATAAATGCCGCAACGGCTTTCATAACATACGGCATATCTTGCGGCGGAATAGTCGCCACAAGTTTACCATCTACCCACACCCTTAGTCCATCGTCATACACTGACCATCTTACCACGGTATTTCATCCTCCATAATTGGTATCGTATTACCCTTATCCACAATATGCGTAATCTTCGCCTTCGGGAAAGACGAGAACGCCTCGTTCAAGAACTCATCGCTGAACTCCTGCCGCACGATCCGAGCTGCATCCTCGAAGCTATACACGACCCAGTTTGGATACTTCACGCGCAACTCAGCCACGCCTTCCATCGCAAAGCAGACGACGTTATCACTATCCTCCATCGTCACGGCATATGCGTGCGCCGGCAACGGCTCATGCCCTGCGCCCAGAGCAACCTGCTCCAACTTATCCCACGCCTTCATAAGTTGCCCTGCGACCTGATGCGTCGCCACAACATTTTCCTCCGCCACAAATTTCTCGAGCGCCTCGTATGCCGCCCTAAATCTTCCTGCGAGTTCTGGGTCCACGAGAGACGGCAGACTATCTCCCCACTTCCGCTCCATCTCCCTCGCCTTACGGTCTAACGGCTCTAGCTGACCCCATACACCGGCAGAGATCGGTTTGCTCTGATCGCCATGCCTACTATCAAACGTCTTCCTATCTTTCGCCTTGCTTGCGCTCACCCTCCTTTTAGCTGCCATGAAACTACACCTCCTCTTTTCCGCAGTTAAATCTAATACGTCCGAACTTACCGCCGCAGTTACGTATATATACGTAACAACTGCGGCGGAAGGTTTTTGACGTTATTTTCCGCACTTCTCGCAGTCTTCCGCACTTCAACTGCGGTAACTGCGGTAACACCAAAACGCCCCTCAATGGATCGTCTCGCTACCGTTCAGCGACAGCTTGAGCATACGCTGTAGGTCTGCCATATTTTTGTTGGCATCGTGAGCCACATCCACCATCGCATCGAACAGGAGCACATACTGCATAACCGGTATCGGAGCCATCGGCTGATGCTCCCTCTCCCACACAATGCTCGCCTCTCCCGTATCATCGTTCCAGATGATCTCGGCAAGCTTTAGCTTGTTCTTCATGTTACTCACTGGCCAACTCCTTAAAGCATGACATGTCAAAGTATACGACGGGCTCAATGTCCTGCGGATCTCCTCGCTGCATCGACCCACCCTGCGCGATACGCAGCGGCTTAGTATGCGGAGGAAGCTTGCAGATGCCTGCCTTGTCGCTCCACTGCACGGCCAAATAGCACGGCAGCCCCGTCGTCTGAGTTAACTGGCTCGCCATCATCACCTTGTACAGCGAAATCATATACGTCGGGTACTTGCGCATCGGCGTCTTCCTCTGCCGCATCTCCATAAACGCCTTCGCTATCCCGTCCTGCGTCAGCATATAATCAAGCGACAGCTTAATCGGCATCTTCACAAATTTATAATTGTACTTGGCTTCGATTGTATCCGCGAGCCTCCTCTCGTTCTCACGATCCTGCTCGGTCTCGTATAGAGGTCTACCCATCGGCTTTCTCCCTCTCGCCTTCCTGTAGCAGCTTGAGCTGCCTGATACGCCACGCCACCACCTCGAGGTCATCTGCCATGTTTTGCGTTATCACGCCGCTGAACAGCGGCCTACGATCTCGCGCCGTGAGCGCCTCACCGGCGATCAGCGCGAATGTGTGGTCCTTCTGAGAGAGCTCAAACGTCATGTGACCCACCTCGTAATGCTCGCGGTCTGTGTCTGGATGTCTGCGTTTAGCTTTTACAGTGTGCGTACTCACAGCCCTGCCTCCTCCCTGCTTATCCACTCGCCAACGACAACAACAGGAACCTCGCGCCCATCGCGCTTACTGAGCCACGTCGAATGCCGCAGTACGTCAGTCTCTAGCCACTTCTTGGCTACAGCTCGCACCTTTGCCTTCTCGTGCTTCTTATCCAAGTCTAGCTTGAGCACACTGGCCACGGCAACGCCTATCCAGTTTTTAGCCCTGACGTCTGACCGATACGGCTCGTCATTGCTTTCCGCCTCCCCGACTGCACGCTGAACCGCTAACGCATCTTTAGAGCTGATCCCGTCGAATAGATCTGGCATTGCAAACGACGTCGCCACGCCGACATACTCCCCGTTGGGTAGCTGCACCCCGACCATGCGGCGGTACACGGCATGTGCGGCAGGCGGAGCTAGGTTTGCCTTGCCGTCGTCAACTCTGAATATGCCGAGGCTGTCCTGCTCGCTGACGCCAAGCTTCAGCGCGTCTTCTTGACTAATCTTGTTAATGACCCTCGCAGCCCTCGCCGCCCCGATGAGCGAGCCGGCGCCCCTC